TTAAATACTCTGTATTTAAAACATCGTTTAAATGTTCTCAATTAATAACTAGAATATATAGAGTATTACTAGGTGAAGAAGATTTACCTATATCTGAGCGTAGTACTTTTTTTAATAATAAATCATATACAGATAAAGTTTATAATAAAGCTATTGATGATATGATAAAAGATATTGATAGATAATGGGATATAAATTAGGTAAAGGAAGACAACCTTATATGACAGGTGGTGTTATAAGATCAAGACTTACTTTTAACAAAGAAGCTGGTGGTAGTGCGTCAATACCTGGTACACCTGTTATTAGAAAACCTTTAGCACCTGGTGTTATGGGTGAAGCAAACATGGATGGCACTATATTTATAAATGAAAATATAGTACCTGGTAGCGCAGAAGAAAGAGAAGTTATAAACCATGAAATGAGACATGCTACTGATATGAAAGTAGGTAAGTTAAGCTATGGAGATGACTTTGTTAAGTATGATGGAGTTACTTATGAAAGAAAAACAATTAACGGTAAAGATATGATTATAGTTGACGGAGAGGCAAAAGAAGCTGGTCATGACTTTCCTTGGGAAAATGACGCAAATAACGGTAATAAATGAGTTTAATAGGTAATATAGATAATATACCAGTATTCACAAGTGTAGCTGAAGCAGAGCTGTGGGGAAGTCAATATAATATAACTGGACACCACACTCATACTATATTAGGTGTAACTGGATATATGGCTGGAACTACACACGCAGATATTACATCTGCTAATTTAAATGTAGTTGTAAATCCTATAACACCTCAACAATTAATACAAGCTACAGGAGCTAGCTCAACACCTAGTTCAATACCGACAACAAGTTCTGGTAGTAGCGGTAGTGGTGGATATTAAAAAATAAATTATGAGTATATTAAGTAAAGTATTTTCAGCTGGTGCTGGAGAGCTTGTAAAAAATGTAGGTGGAGTATTAGATAATCTAACTACAACAAAAGAAGAAAAACTAGCTGCACAAGCTAGAATAAAAGATATGATAATGAGTTATGAAGCTGAAATGCAAAAGCAAGTAACTGAAAGGTGGAAGCTTGATATGAATAGTGATTCATGGTTAAGCAAGAACATAAGACCACTAGTATTAGTGTTCTTAGTAGTAAGCACAGTGTTGTTGGTATTTATAGATGCTGGCTTTATAAAATTTGATGTAAAAGACTCATACGTAGATCTTTTACAATTAGTATTAATAACTGTGATCGGTGCTTATTTTGGCGGTCGATCACTAGAAAAAGTAAAAAAATAAATGGCAAATTCAACAGAAGTAAGTTATGGCTTTGGACAAATGGGTTCAATACTTATAACAGGCGATACAAACGCTGTAACAATAATAGGTGGTCGTGACACAGACTCAACTCCTGCTAGCAATGTTAACAGAACTACACCAGTTTTTGTAGCAATAACATTTTTAGAAGATACAGTTTTTGATGCTGCTGGCTTAACGTCAGAAGATAACACAATGTTTATTAACGATACTGTAGCAAGCACTGGTATAGATGCTAATGGTGGAGCTGTAACAGATACTGTTACTTTTCCAAAAGGTATTACTATATATGGAAGATGGACAAGCATATTGCTTGACTCTGGTAAGTGTATCGCATATTTAGGATTTTAATGGGACTTGGTTTAGGATTAGGACTTTCTAAGTCTGGATATACACCTTTTACACTTACTAGTGTAAGCAGTTTAGCATTGTGGTTACAAAACGGTGTTGGAGTGAGCGCTGCTCAATGGAACGATTCATCTGGCAATAACAACCATGCAACACAAAGTACTACTAACAATCAAGGTGTTGTTACTAATGGTGGTATAGATTTTGAAGAAGATGATCCTGGTAACAACGTTCATGAAACTTTTTACGGTTTAGCTAGTAGTGTAGTTATTGCTGATGAAGGTGGTTTTTGTATTGCTTGGGTTATGGACACTGAGTCATCTACTAATAACACGTTAATATCTGACAGTACTCAAGAAACAATAAGAATACAAAATGCTTCTAAAATTAGAGTAATGACTGACGCTCCTACTGATCTTACGAGTATATTACATGCTGATAGTGGTCCTTTTGGCGGTGCGAAAGCTTTGTTTTTACTTAATAGAACAGCTGGTGCTAGTGGCGCTTTTACGCTTTTTAAAAATGGCGTTGCAGTTACTTTAGACGCCTCTTCTGGCGACTCAACGTTAGGTGATGCTGGTGAAAACACACATGGGTTTGATTTTGATACTATTGGCGCTGGTAACAGTGGAAGTAATCATTTTTTTGACGGAATAATATTTGAACTAGCGTTTTGGACAAAATCATTAAACGCAACAGAAATAGCTGACGTGAACAGCTACTTAAAAAACTTTCACGGATTATAAATTAAATTAACTTAAATTAAATAAAATGGCAAAAAAAGAAAAGTTGGTTGACTTAAAACCAGAAAAAATAACTGATGAACAGTTAGGTAAAACACAAACTATTGTTAACAATATTAATAGTGCTCAAATGCAAATAGGTAGACTTGAAGGTCAAAAGCATTTGTTATTACACCAAGTATTTAAATTTCAAGAAGAGTTACAAGTTTTAAGAGCTGAACTTGAAAAAGATTATGGTACAGTAAATATTAATATTGAAGATGGTACAATAAAATACGAAGAAGATGGCGAGGCTAATAAGAAAGATTAGTGTAGGCAAAGATTATAAAAACGATGCAATGCACTATGCTGTAGGCCAAGAAGTTTATGGTGGACATACTATTTGTGATATAGTTGAAGAAGACGAAAAGTTTTCTATATATATTAAAAAAAATAAAGATGTTTTACCGTGGAAAGACTTTAATAAAAATATGGCAGTATCTGTTGAATATAATTTAGAGTACTAATGAAAAGCGTTTACAACTTTGTTGTAAATCCAATAGGTAAAAGATACAATAACATAAAGAAGGTTGAAGATAAAGAGTTAATTATTAACACTGAAATCTTTAACCATCTATATGTTAATAGAACTGCAAAAGTAGTATCAACGCCTATAATTGGTGATACAGATATAAAGCCAGGAGATGAAGTAATATTGCACCATAATGTTTTTAGACGTTGGCATAATGTTCACGGTAAAGAAAAAAATAGTAAGAACTATTTTGATGAAAATACTTATATCGTATATCCTGATCAAATATTTTTATACAAACAAAATAATAGCTGGTTACCTCCAAAAGGTTTTTGTTGGGTTAAGC